CAGGCAAATCGCGCAGAAGCAATGAGTGTGCCGACAGTCGCTCGTGCATTAAGCATTATCCAAACAATTGCATCTTTGCCATTGCATACACGCAATGAAGCAACAGGCGAAAAGGTCACACAGCCTCGTGTAATTAGCCAACCTGACCCACGCATACCAGGGTCTACATTTTACGGCTGGCTTATTAGCGATTTATTCTTTCATAACGCAGCTTATGCAATGGTCATGGAAAGATACGCAGATACAGGAAAAATCCGCGCAATGGAACGCGTTGCACCAGAGCGCGTGTCAATAACAACAAATTTTGATAATACAGAGATTACGGCTTACGAAATCGACGGCAAGCCAATTGACCCGACAAACCTTGTCGTGTTTCCAAATACGCAAGAAGGTTTGTTGGCTCGTGCAGGTCGTACAATCAAAGCAGCTGCCGCGCTAGAAAAGGCGTCACTTAATTTCGCCAACGAGCCAACACCTCTTATGGTTTTGAAGTCAAATGGCACATCATTGCCAGCAGATCGCGTTGCAAAGATTTTGCAGGCATGGCGTACAGCTAGAGCAAACAAGTCGACAGCGTTTCTTAATGCTGACGTTACTATGGAGGCAGTTGGCTTTGACCCAAAGAATTTGCAGCTTAATGAAGCACGCAATTACGTCAGCCTTGAATTATCACGCGCCTGCGGCATACCTGCGTATTTTACAGACAGCCAGCAGTCAAGCTTTACGTACGCTAACGCCTTGGACAAGCGTCGCGACCTCGTCGATTTTGCTTTTAGAAATTACATGTCGATTTTGGAACAACGCCTATCTTTTGCAGACTTTACGCCAGCAGGGAACAAAGTCATGTTTGATCTAGACAATTTCTTGCGTGGTAATCCATTTGAGCGCGCGCAAGTCTATGAAATCTTAAATCGTATCGGCGCAATGTCGATAGAGGAGATACGCGCAGAGGAGGACATGTTGTTATGAAAAAACTAATTACGCCTATTGCCATTACGGCAGCAGACTCAAACAGTCGCACGATTACTGGTCGCATTGTGACATTTGAGGAGACTGGCACAGCGTCAATCGGCAAAGTGCAGTTTGCAAAGGGAAGCATTGAAGCAGTACCAGTATTGCTCAATTTAGAACACGACCGTACACGTCGTATTGGAAAAACATTGTCAATCGAAGCTAACGAGCAAGGCATTGACGCTACTTTCAAGATCGCAAACACAACAGCTGGCACAGATGCACTTGTTGAAGCGTCAGAAGGTTTGAGAGACGGTTTTAGTGTTGAGGTTTATTTTGACGAATACGAAACACTTAAGGACGGCACAGTTCGCATTATTAAAGGCGAAATGACTGGCGTTGCATTAACGTCAGAACCAGCAATTAGATCAGCACGCGTTAATGAAGTCGCGGCAACAACAGGTGATGAGCCTGAGATTTCTGACTCAACAGTTGAGCCAGAGGTAACAACAACAACAGAAGGAGACGAAGTGGACAACACCGTCACAAACGCGGACACCGTCGAGACGGTAGAAGCTGCTCAGTCAGTAACAGCAAACGCAAAGCCAGCCGTAGGTGGTTGGACTTCAAAGCCACGCTTAGAGTTCACAGCTGCTAAGTACCTAGAAAACACAATTCGCGCCTCACTTGGCGAGGAGTCAGCACGTCAGTATGTCGCAGCGGCAGATGACACAACAGACAACGCAGGTCTAGTGCCTACACGTCAGTTGACAGAAGTTATCAACGGACTTGCAAACTCAACACGTTCAAGCATTGACGCAATCAGCCGTGGTGTATTGCCTGACGCTGGTATGTCATTTGAAATTCCAAAGATCACAACAATGCCAACAGTTGCAGAAACATCAGAAGCTGGCGCACCAAGCGAAACAGATCAAGAGTCAAGCTTTTTATCAGTAACAGTTAAGAAGTACGCTGGACGTCAGACATTTAGCGTTGAGCTACTTGATCGCACATCACCACTATTTTTCAACGAGCTATTGTCAAACATGTCAGCAGCTTACGCAAAGGCAACAGACCTAGCTGTACATACAGCAATTGCAACAGGTGCAACAGCTGACGCGACAACACTAACAACATACCCAACAGCTTCCGAGCTGCTTGGCTTTGTTTCACGCGGTGCTGCATCTGTTTACTCAAACACACAAGGCTTTGCTCGCAACATGATCGCTAACACATCACAGTGGGCAAACCTCATGACACTCAACGACTCAGGTCGTCCAATTTACAACGCAGCACAGCCAAGCAATGCAGGCGGTATCGTGCGTCCAGACTCACTACGCGGAAACGTAGCGGGACTTGATCTATACGTCACAGCAAACGTTGCAACAGCAAACAATGAGGATAAGGACGACTCAATCTTGATCGTCAATCCAGCTGCGTACACATGGTACGAGTCACCAACATACCGTTTGCGTGCAGACGTAATCGCAACAGGTCAAATCTCAGTAGCCGTTTACGGTTACGGCGCAATTGCAACCAAGATCGGTGCAGGCGCGTTCGGTATCAACAAGACCTGATAACAACCCACTAATCATGCGGCGATTTCTCCCGAGGTCGCCGCAGCAGTCGAAAGGAAACGGACATGCCTAGCATTGTTACAGCAAGTCAATTGCGCACGGTGCTTGGCGTGTCCGTTAGCCTTTACAGTGACAGTTATTTAGACGAAATAATTAACACCAGCGAGGACGTAATTTTGCCTATGCTGGTGGCTAACGTTTCAGGCGTTGAGTCATACAGCCTCAAAGATAATGTGGCAACATTTGTAACAGTGCGTGAGCATTATTTTGTGACAGGTCAGTCAATTATTGTCACAGGGTTACCTGCACCATTTAGCGCAACATTTACAGTCGTTGACAGCGCGCCGTATTACTTTACGGCTGCACTTACAAATGCTGACGTTTCAGCTCGCCCAATTGTGCCAAATGGCAAAGCAACATTGTCAGGTTACTCAGCTGCGCAGCTGTATGCCAGCACACCAGCTATTGAGTCAGCAATCCTGGCTGTTAGCGTTGAGGTGTTTCAATCACGTGTCGCAGCTGGTGGACAAATTGAGGGCGTTGATTTTACAAGCTCGCCGTACCGTATGGGTCGCAGCTTGACCAACCGCGTCAGCACATTGCTTATGCCTTACCTGGACGCTGAGACAGTGTGCCAATAAATGCCAGCAAACTCAATTGCCGAAACGAGATCAGCTTTAGCCACAGCCTTTAGTGCGCTATCTGCCAACGTTTACCCAAGCGTGCCAGAGTCACCAATACCACCAGCAATTGTGGTCGTGCCAGACTCGCCTTACATGGAAGTCGTGTTGATCGGCAAGTCAAAAACACAGGTCAAACTTAATTTTGCAATCACAGCAATTGTCGCGAGCAACAGCAATGCAGGCTCTTTAGACAATTTAGAACAGCTCATAATCGGAATTCTTGCTGCAATGCCAGCAGGATACGTCGTTGGCGTTGTTGAAAAGCCGACAGTGTTGGAAGTAGGACAATCGCCAATGCTGGTCGCTGACATAAACGTTTCGACTTATTACACACAAACTAACTAGGAGACAAAATGCCAACGACAATCATCACTGGTCGCGATTTAGTCGTGACCATTGCAACAGTTAACTACGACGGACAAGCGACCAGCGCGGTACTTGCAAACAGTCCAACCGTAGAGACCTACCAAACACTAGACGGCAAGGCTTACAAGCACATTGACGATCAGTGGACATTTGACATTACAATGCTTGCAGACTGGGGCGCAACAGGCTCACTTTGTGAAGCATTATGGACAGCATGCGAAACAGCACCAAACACGACTTTGGCTGTATCACTTACAGCTGCAACAGGTGCGGTTTATGCGTTCAACGTAATGCCAGTATTCCCAAGCGTCGGCGGTGCAGCACCAGATGCACAGACCGTTGACCTATCATTTATTGTTGTCGGTACACCAACCGAGACATTCAGTTAAAAACTACTAATCGGGAGACAAAATGAAGCTACCAATCACAATTGAATACAACGACGGCACGCAGATCACTTACACAGCTGCACCGCCTGAGTGGGTCAAATGGGAAAAGCAGACAGGTCACACAATTGCACAGGCACAGGAAAAGATCGGTATCTCTGATCTTGTATTTCTTGCCTATCACGCCATGAAGCGTGAGCAAGCTGGTAAGCCTGTTAAGCCAATCGAAGCCTGGACAGAAACTATTGCCGAGGTGATCGTAGGTGAGGCAAACCCAAAAGCCACCCAGTCGGAAGCCTTAGCAGAATAGTTTGGGAGGTAGCCTTGGCAACAGGGTTACCACCAGACGTTTTTGAAACAGCCGAGGACATTTTAACCGTGATCGAAATTTTGGAAAGGCAGGCAAATGGCTAAGGACGCAATCAGCTATGACAAGGCTGAGCTGCGCGCCATTACGCGGTCATTTAAGGCAATGGACGACGAAGCCTTAGACCAAGCTAAAGAAGCAACGTCTGCCCTTGCTACTTACGTGCAAGGCAAGATCAAAGCAGCAGCTAGCACCAAAACGCGTAACCTAATTGACAACCGTGTTGCTGACGGTTCAAAAGTGTCTAAGTCGTCAAAGATCGGTGAGATTAGTTTTGGTTATGCTTCACAAAAATTAAGTGGTGGCGCAACTACCCAACAGGTTTGGGGCGGCGTTGAGTTTGGTTCTAACAAATACAAACAGTTTCCAGTCTGGTCAGGTCGTGAAGGTAGAGGCTCGCGCGGTTGGTTTATCTATCCAACCTTGCGAGCTGTACAGCCTGAGATCATCAAACAATGGGAACAATCATTTGAAAAAATAGTTAAGAGGTACAACTAATGGCTGGTAGTCGTACCCTTAAGCTTTCAATTCTTGGCGACGTTGACAATCTCAATAAATCGCTCAAAGCAGCTAGTAAAGACGTCGACACATTTGGCGACAAAATGGGCAAGGTCGGCAAAATGGTTGGCGCAGCTTTTGCAGCTGCCGCAGCTGCCGCTGGTGCTTATGCAATCAAAATTGGCGTTGAGGGCGTCAAAGCAGCGATTGAGGACGAGAAAGCACAGACACAGCTTGCGCTTGCCTTAGAGAACGCCACAGGGGCGACAAAGGCACAAATCGCGGCAACCGAGCAGTCAATCTTGCAAATGTCACTGGCAACTGGTGTGGCAGACGACGAGCTACGACCAGCACTAGGTCGTTTGGTTAGATCAACAGGCGACACAGAAAAGGCACAGCAATTACTTGCCCAAGCCTTAGACATAAGCGCGGCAACAGGTAAACCTTTGGAAACCGTCGCAGCTGCTTTGAGCAAGGGTTTTGACGGCAACACCGCGGCACTTGGCAAGCTAGGCGTTGGCTTATCCGCTGCCGAATTAAAAACCATGTCATTCACCCAGGTGCAGGACAAGCTGACCGAATTGTTTGGCGGTGCAGCTGCAAAAAATGCTGACACCTACGCAGGTCGCATTGCTCGCATGCAAGTTGCTTTTAGTGAAGCCAAAGAAACAATTGGTTTTGCTTTGCTGCCAATTCTTGAAAAGCTTATGGGTTTTATTAACAACAATGCTTTGCCAATCATCAACGCATTTAGCGGTGCATTTAGCCTTAACGGCAACGGTTTGGGCGGTGTAATCACAACATTAGGCAACGTTATTGTTAATACTTTTACGCCAATTGTTAACGGCATGATTAAAGCATTTGGTTATGTCAAAGATGCAATTGGTGACAATGCAGACACTTTTAGAGAATTTGGCTCACTCATTGCAACCTACGTTGCACCAGTTATCGGCACAGTTTTAGGCGGTGCTTTACAGGTGGCAGGCAAGATCGCTGGCGGCGTCATTGACGTTATCGCAGGCGTGGTCAAGGTACTTAACGGCTTGATCTCAGGTGCGGTTGCAGGTATCAACGCTTTAATTTCTGCGTACAACGCTATTCCATTTTTGCCAAACGTAAGCAAGATTTCAACACCAACTGTCAGTGTGCCAACGATTAAAACGCCAACAGTCACAACAAGCGTGCCGTCAATACCTACGATCTCAACACCGAGTGCAACAGGCACAACAGGCGGTGGCAGTGTGGGTGGCGTGACAAAGGCTGCCAGCGTCGCAGCTAGTGCGGCAACAGCTAGTGCAGGCATCTCAAATTTCAACGTTGGCAGCTTTAGAAAAGCCGAAGCCGAAAGCATGGGCACAACGATCAACCTGACCGTTACTGGCGCATTTGATAAAGAAGGCACAGCACGCACAATTGTTGAAACATTAAATAATTCCTATTATCGCGGCACTGGTGGTGCAACTGGACTTGTGGCAATCTAATGACTCAATGGACGCCAATCTGGCTTGTTGAAATTGACGGCGTAGCTTACACAAACGCTGTTTTGGCTAATCTAACAATTAGATCAGGTCGGACAAACATTTATGAGCAAGCGCAAGCTGGTTATGTGAATTTGCAGCTAATCGACCTTGATCAAACAACAATACCTGTCAGCATTAACAGCAGCATTTCAGTGCAGGTGCAGGATACATCAGGCACATACGTCCCAATTTTTGGGGGCACGGTTGTCGACATTGCCGTTGAGGTGCGCGACGTAGGCAGCACAATGTTCACTCAGACATACAGCTTGACAGCACTTGGCGCGTTGTCTCGTTTACCAAAGGCATTAACAAACGGTGTCCTAGTAAAAGACTTTGACGGTGATCAGATTTATACAATTTTGTCAGACTTATTGCTTAACACTTGGGCAGAAGTACCAGCCGCTTTGACATGGGCAACGTACGACCCAACGACAACGTGGGCAACAGCAGAAAACGTTGGTTTGGGTGAGATAGATCAGCCAGGTGATTACGAGCTTGCAGCACGATCAAGCGAGCGCACAGACGTTTATTCTTTGATTTCAAAACTAGCAACATCAGGTCTTGGCTACATTTACGAGGACGCATTTGGTCGTATCTCATACGCTGACGCAACACACCGCAGCCAATACTTGTCAAACAACGGCTATGTGCAGCTGACGGCAAATCAAGCTCGGGCAGCTGGTCTCCGCATTGAAACCAGAGCAGGCGACGTACGCAACAACGTAACAATTCAGTATGGCGCAAGTAGCAGCGCAGAACAGAGCGCAAGCGACGCTGCCTCAATTTTGCAGTACGGCACGCTTTCCCAAATTATTTCAACAACCTTGCATAACGCAGCTGACGCAACACAGCAGGCAAATTTTTACCTAGACCTGCGCAAAACACCTCAGCCGATTTTTAGCGAGATCACCTTTGACCTGACAAATCCAGAGCTAGACAACGGCGACCGTGACAACCTCATTGGCGTATTTATGGGCGAGGCAGTAGCGATCAACGATCTACCTGCAAACATGGGCGGCATCTTTCAAGGCTTTGTCGAAGGCTGGTCGTTTCAGGCGTCCTACAACCAGCTTGCAATTACATTAAACATTTCACCAGTGGCGTACTCATTGCAGGCTTTGCAATGGGACGAAATCTCAGGCGCATTTACTTGGTCAAGCGTGTCGCCGACACTTGACTGGGCACGTGCGACAATAGTGGTCTGATAAGGAGACAACATGGCAAACCCAACAACAAACTTTGGCTGGCAAATGCCGACCGCGAGCGATTTAGTCACAGACTTACCAGCAGACTTTGAGGTATTTGGTCAAGCTGTTGATACAGCTTTGGCAGAGCTTAAAGGTGGCACAACAGGTCAGGTGCTATCTAAAACGTCAAACACTGACATGGATTTCACGTGGGTTGCGCAAGATGATGCTAACGCTATTCAGAATACGCAACTGACTGCAAAAGGTGCGCTCATTTCAGCTGTTTCAGCAGGTACACCTGCAACCCTTACAGTAGGCAACAATGGCGAGACACTTGTAGCAGATAGTTCCACTTCAACAGGTTTACGCTATCAATCAGCCTACAACGGCAACGCAGTAATCAACGGCGCGTTTGACATAGCACAAAGAGGCACTTCGATCTCAGTAGGTGCAGCGTATCCATACACACTAGATCGCTGGCAAGCAGTTCGCGGTGGCGTTGTTGCAGGTATGACAGTATCTCGTCAAAGTTCAGGTCTTACGGGTTTCCAGTATTGTGCAAGAATACAACGCGACTCAGGCAATACTTCAACGGCTACTTTACAATTATTCAATGCTTTTGAGTCTGCTAATAGTTATCAATTTGCAGGACAACCAGTTACATTTTCTTTTTACGCTCGCGCAGGTGCTAACTATTCAGGTGGTGCTTTAAGTGGCTTTATTGGTACTGGTACAGGCACAGATCAAAACCCTATTACTTCAGTTTATACAGGTGGAGCATCATCTATAACTGTTTCAGCAACTCTTAACGGTTCAACTTGGACTCGTTATCAGGGAACTGCAACGCTACCTAATGGCACTACTGAAATGTATGTCAATTTTACCTATACACCAAGTGGCACTGCTGGGGCTAATGATTATGTCGAAATCACAGGCGTGCAGGTTGAAATGGGTTCAATCGCGACAACTTTTAAGCGCGCTGGCGGAACAATTCAAGGAGAATTAGCCGCTTGTCAGAGGTATTACCAACGATTAGCAGGTGGTGCGCTCTATTCTGCTTATTCAATGGGTATTGGTTACAGCAGTACAAGGATGGATTTAACAGTGCCTCTAAAAGTAACAATGAGAACAACACCATCAACCTTTGATTTCTCAAACATTGGTACTTATGACGACCCAGCGGGAACAATTACCGCAATCAGTGGTATTGCCACAACTGCAACATTAAACGGTAATGATTTTGTTTGGATACAAGCAACAGTTGCTTCAGGTTTAACTCAATACAGAAACTATTGGATTGTTAATAATAACAATGCTGCTGGTTACCTCGGATTTAGTGCGGAGTTGTAAAATGAAAATAGAATTATTTGAAGTAGATGGCGCATTTGGCGGAGCATCAGTTACTTGGGTCAAAATTGACCACGGAAATGATGAATACACCACAATGCCAAAAGAACTCTACGATGCTATACAAGCGGAACAATCCACACCAATTGTGACGGCTGATGAGTAACTATCCACAAGGTACAAGTGCACGACTAATCGAAGTCGCCGCAGCTGAGGTTGGTACGGTAGAGGAAGGCAACAACCTTACAAAGTACGGCAAATTTACAAAGGCAGACGGTTTGCCTTGGTGCGGTTCATTTGTCAATTGGTGTGCAGATCAAGCTGGTATTAAAATGCACAGCGTTGTGGGCACAGCTGTTGGTGCGCATAAATTCAAAGAAACTAATCGTTGGTCACATTTGCCAAGTCTAGGGGCGTTGGCTTTCATGGACTTTCCATACGACGGCATTGACCGTATAAGTCACGTCGGCATTGTTATTGCTTTTGATCATGGCAGTGACGTTGTTACTTGCATTGAGGGCAACACATCAGGCACAGGCGACCAGCGCAATGGCGGCATGGTCATGATTAAGCAACGATCATTAAAGCGCGACATTGTAGGTTTTGGCGTACCAAAATTTGTACCATACAAAGGTGACTACCCAGTTATTGCTGCAAATGTAGCTGAGACAAAAAAGGAGAAAAAATGGATAAAGCCAAAGTCAAAGAAGCTGCCGCCAGCTATGCTAGATCGTTCATAGCAGCAATGCTTGCGCTATACATGGCAGGTATTACTGACCCAAAAGTTTTGCTGCATGCAGGTATTGCAGCTGTTGCGCCTGTCCTTTTGCGTGCAATAAATCCTAAAGACAAGAGTTTTGGCGTCACTGGGGAATGACAACAAACGAGTGGGCAGCAGTGGCAGGCGTTGTCATTTCGCTTGTCGCTGCTGTCTACGGCGCAGTGCGAGTTATGGTCAGCGCAATCATGCGTGAATTTTCGCCTAACGGTGGTTCAAGCCTCAAAGATCAGGTCAACAGAATTGAGGACAGATTAGAGTGGCTAGTCCAGAAAATGATTGACTAGCCTTTAGACTTATGCTATGGCAGCCAAACGTCAAACACGCAAGCGCGTAGTTACCGTCAAAGAGGATAACTATTCTGCGCTTGAAATCTATGCCATAGCACTCAATGAGTATTACAAAGCATTGCGTAAGGCTGGCTTTAGCGTAGAGCTTGCACTTGGCATTTTAAGTGATAAAAACGCTTACCCTGGTTGGCTTTTGCCAGAGCCAGTCGACCCGAACAAAATTGGGTCGATCGACTATGACGACGAGGACGACGACTAAAGTGCGCAAAATAGTGGTTGTGTCCGACCTTCAAGTGCCTTTTGAGGACGTCAGAGCAACCAAAAATTTGGCAGCATTTATTAAACGATTTAAGCCAGATGAAGTAATTACGATAGGCGACGAAATAGATTTCAATACGATCAGCAAATGGTCGCGTGGTTTGTCCGAGGAACACCAGCCGACTATTGGCAAAGATCGTGACCGGTGCGTTGAGCTGTTATGGGAATTGACCAGGTACGTACCAAAAGCCAGCATGGTCAGATCAAATCACACAGACCGATTGTTCAACAGCATTGCTAGCCGTTTGCCTGCATTACTTGGCGCGCCAGAGCTGCGCTATGAAAATTTTATGAAGCTGGACGAGTTAGGTATTGACTTTTACCGTAAGCCTTATGCAATTGAAGGCACAAACTGGATAGCAATTCACGGCGACGAGCAGGGCACTACGCCGAACGCTGGCGCATCTGCCTTACGTGCAGCTAGATTGCACGGCAAATCGGTCGTACAGGGTCACACACACCGTTTAGGCATAAGCACGTTTACAGAGTCAAGCGGCTACAAAATGGGCAGAACATTGTGGGGCATGGAGGTCGGCAACCTCATGCGTTTTTCAGCTGCAAAATACACAAAAGGCACAGCCAACTGGACGCAAGGGTTTGGCATCTTACGCATTGAGGGCGCAAAGGTCAGTCCGCAGATCGTGCCAATTGAGCGAGACGGTTCATTCATTGTTGACGGCAAGGTTTTTGGCTAGGCGACACGCCGTTTGACACGCGCAATACTTGATTTTGTCATACTCATGCCTCACTCTTTATTTAGGTGGTAGCCGTTACCAACCTAGATCGGGAGAAAAAAATGGTCTTAGACCTAACACAGCTAGAGTCATGGTGGCGTCTGTTTTTCTTAGGCGTCTGGACAATTACAACAATGGCACTTGGTTATTCAATTGGCTTTAAAGAGGGTCGCCGTGAAGGCGTTATCCGCGGCAAAGCAATTGGTCGTCATGCAGCTAATGCGGTGCGCAAATGACTGAATTGGCAAAAATAATTAGAATAGCAATGGTGACATCACGAGGTTGCTGCCATGAACAACAAGGTCAAACATGTGTTAATTGCATGTCACAACACATTGCCGACGTAGTAACTCACGAAAGAGAGAACAGCTAATGGCGTTTTTAGATAACTACGAAGGCAACAAAGAACGCACAGATCGCTGGATTGCAACATACCCAGAAGGCAGATTGCAGGCACACATTGTCGAATTTAACGCAGACAAAGGTTACCTTTTGGTGCAAGCTAAGGCTTGGCGTAATCAAACCGAAAATGAGCCAGCAGGTATTGACTACGCCTATGGCTATCTAGCTGCGTACAACCCAAACATGAAACGTTGGTTTGTAGAGGACACAGTGACCTCAGCTTTGATGAGAGTTATGGCTTTGGTTATGGGTGGCACAGAAAAGGCAACACGCGAGACAATGGAACAGGTAGAAAAGCTAACAACAAAAGTCGCAACAGCTGACGTCAAGGCTGATTACGATTATTGGACAACAAAGCACGGCGACGTGCCTAGTTACGCCACAGCACCAGAAGCAGAACAAGCTGGTGTCGCATCATTTGGCTCGTCAATCAACGAGATCGCAGAGCAGCTTGGCGGTCAGTTAATTGAGGAGAAGCCACGCTGTATTCATGGCACACGAGTCTGGAAAACAGGCGAGTCTGCAAAAACTGGCAAAGCGTGGGGCGGTTACTTTTGCACTGAGAAAGCAAAAGCAGATCAGTGTGAGCCAACCTGGTATCAGCTAGGCAGCACAGGGCAATGGGTTGTCCGACTTGGGTGAATACGTAGAGCTGATCAACCCACAAACAATGACGTGCCGTTTGCTCAAAAACGGTGTTGTTGTAGCTATCTACAAAATGAGCCAGTGTGACAAATGCTCAATGCTGTCAAAGCATGATGATTTTGGGTACCAAAAAGGGTACGACAACCGAGACAACATCATTTGGTTTTGCGGTGGTTGCAGATGAAAATGAAGTTAACAACAAATGAACTATGCCTGTGCATGGTAGCTGCGGTCAAAATGACAAGCGATCTTGGACAATTGCCTCAATACCATGTGCAGTCATTTCATCTGTACCTAGCCGAAATCGCTGAGTCAATAGGTGCTGAGTGGGTTGTGGCAAAATACTTTGGTTTGCCGTTTGACCCATTTGTGGACAAGGGCAAACACACAGCTGACGTTGGCAAAGGCATTGAAGTCAAATGGACTAAGTACGATCAAGGGCAGCTCATTGTCTACGAGTACGACAGACCAACAGACATTGCCGTGCTAGTAACTGGTGAAGCACCAAACTATGTCATTAAAGGCTGGATACCTATTGCAATGGCTCAAAAGCCACGTTATCGACACAGCAAACAACCGACTTGGTGGGTCACGCAGATCAACCTGCAACCAATAGAGAATTTAAGGAAATCACACTATGAACAAAGTGCAATTTGAGTGCCGAGTATGCAAAAAGATTACCGTGCAGCTTGTCCATAAGGTCACAGATAACCTGCCACCAGGTGTTGAGGTTATCCAATGTACAAAGTGTGAGGTTATGGGTGTTGCACAGATAGGTAAAACAGATGCCGATTTATGAGTTTAAGTGCATTGTGTGCCACATAACCATTGAGATCGAAAAGTCTATTCATGAGGAAAGCCAGCCAATGTGTTGTGGTGCAAACATGAGTCGCACCTACTCAACCTTTGGCATTACATTTAAAGGTAAAGGGTGGGGTCACCAATGATAAAGTTATCCACAGACGTTATACACAGGGTGTGCGCAACGCCCAAGAGTGCGCTCAATAACCTGTTAACCTTGACAGGCGCGGTACGCTGGTTTCGCTTGAAGCGAGCCGCTGAGGCGTGTAGCTCGCAAGGGCGCAATCGGCTAATGGGCAAGGTCTATGCCATAACGGCATTGCTTTCAATAACGACAACTATGGAAGCAACAGCAGCTAGTTATTCAATAGATCATTTGAAGCTGTATGCACACAGTAGAATTCTTGATTACAAAGAGTTTCAATGCTTCAACAAAATCATCACACAAGAAAGCCGTTGGTCATACAAAGCACGCAATGGCAGTCATTACGGATTAGGTCAAATGCGATCAACGCATTACCGTGACCTTGACCCTTACAGACAGATAGATGCAACACTTGTCTACATTACAAAACGTTATAAAGCATCATCATGCAAGGCTTGGGCGTTTCACGTGAAACATGGGTA